AAAAAAGTGCCTTATACTATACAGTAAGATGATTATAACTAAGGCCCAGTGGAACACTGAGGGCGAGCAACTTCGACTTTCAATGCCTTTTAGTAAGGTAGATAAAGAAAGACGCACAGTTTCAGGCTTTGCCACATTAGATAACGTTGACAAACAAGATGACATTGTTACAACAGAAGCAAGTTTAAAAGCATTTAAAAAATTTCGTGGAAACATTCGTGAAATGCATCAGCCATCTGCTGTTGGAAAAATGGTTTCGTTTAAAGAAGATAAATATTATGATACAAAATCAGAAAAAATGTACAACGGAGTTTTGGTTTCTGCATATATTTCAAAGGGTGCACAAAATGCATGGGAAAAAGTTTTAGATGGAACATACACAGGATTTTCAATAGGTGGAAAAATGAATAAATGGGATGAAGCATATGACGATCAAGTACAAAAGCAAATTAGAGTTATTAAAGATTATGATTTAGTAGAATTGTCATTAGTTGACAGTCCAGCAAACCAATTTGCAAATATTGTTTCTGTAGAAAAAGTAGATGGAGTAGATATTGTAAAAGGTATGGATACACCAATTGAAAATGTTTTTTGGGACAAAGAATCTGGTATTGTTATGGTTTCAGAAAATGAATCAGAATTAAGCCCTACCTCTGGAATTCAAATGCAAAATATAGGTTTCGTTGAAAAAACAGACAACGAGAAAACAAGCATGATCAAGTTCTTAGTTGAAAGTGCTAATGGCACAAGTATTTCTAAGATAGACAAGGAGGAAAATCCTATGGCAAAAACAACAAAAAAAGAAGCAACAGAAAATATTGAGAAATCTATTGCTACTGTTGAAGATGTTCAGGTCGCTCCACAAGAAGATGCCGTAGTTGAAGTTGCTGAAGTTGCAAAATCAGAAGAAGTTGCAACAGAAACAATTTTAACAACCGAGCAGGCTGTGGTAGCAGAAGTAACTAAGGCAGAAGAGCCAACAGTTTCAGAAGTTACTAAGTCTGAAGAGGTAGTTTCTGAAGTTAAGGCTGAAGAAGTATCTAAGTCTGATGTAGTAATTGCAGAAGCAGTTACAGAAATTAATAATACTCTCACATCAGCCTTTGGCGATCTAGTTGCAACCGTTAAGTCTCTACAAGAGCAGGTTAATGCAATTACAAAATCAATTGGAGCAGTAGCACAAGATGTTTCTGCAACAAGAGATGAATTTAATGAATTTGGAAAGCGTGTAGATGCTGTTGAAGCAGATACAGCATTCCGAAAATCTGGCGATCTCGGTGAGATTGTTCAGGAACAACCAGAAATGGTTGAGAAATCCCTATGGGGCGGACGTTTCCTCAAAACAGCCGATCTATTTAGATAAATCACTTAGGAGGTGTAATAATGTCGGAAGAAATTAAGAAAAATCAGCCAGGTACAAGCGGACAACTGGGCGGAACAACTCCAGGCCTTTACCAAGGTCAGGGTGCATTCGCATCAGGTTCAGACGCAGCATCAAACGTACCAGGAAATTACGGCGATGGTGGCGAACTTGGAAATATTCCAGTTGCACTAGCAGGCGTAACAACAGGCGCAAACGCAGTAAACCCTTCAGGTGATGTCGGAAGCGGTATTCTTCGTCCAGAACAAGCACGTCGTTTTATTGACTATGTTTGGGACGCAACAGTACTTGCTCAAGATGGTCGTCGTGTAACAATGAAGGCTAACACCATGGAACTTGAAAAAGTTAACGTTGGTGAGCGTGTAATCCGTGCTGCTTCACAAGCAGTTGGTGACTACACTAACGCAGGAGCAACATTCAGTAAGGTAGAACTTACAACCAAGAAGATTCGTCTAGATTGGGAAGTTGCAGCAGAAGCACTAGAAGATAACATCGAAGGTGCACAATTAGAAGACCACATCGTTCGTCTTATGACAAACGCATTTGGTAATGACATTGAAGATCTAGCCATTAATGGTGACGGATCAACAGGATCATTCCTTTCAATTATGGATGGTTTCGTTAATAAGGTCAAGACAGATGGAGATGCTCACGAAGCAGAAGTAACAGTTACTGATAATGCGTGGACAACTCCAGTTATGCAAGACATCATTCTAGCAATGCCACGTAAGTATCGTGCTATCAAGCAGAACCTAAAGTTCTATGCTGGTACAGATGCTTTCCAAGGTATTGTTAAGAATAATGGTACTCTTGCAGATGCTGTTGCAGAGGCTTTTGCTGGTCAAGTACCAGGAAGCACTCAAGCAAATCGTCAAGACTACCTAGATGGAATGGGCCAAACATTCGGTGGAGCACGTACAACTCGTGTTCTTGGTGTTGCGGTTCAAGAAGTTCCTTACTACCCTGCAGGCTATGTAGATCTTACATTCCCAGCAAACCGTGTATGGGGCTTCCAACGTGATATCACTGTTAACCGTGAGTACAAGGCAAAGAAAGACACTGTAGAATATACAGTATTTGTTCGCTTTGGTATTCAATGGGAAGAGCAGGATGCAATTGCGTTCGCTGACGCTGCTTCAGATTCTTAATCTGTAAACAGTTTTAGGGGGATGAGAGTTAATTCTCTTGTCCCCCTTTTCTATTTATAATGATATAATACAAGAAGGAGGATACTATGTCTGATGTTAAACAAAAAAATATACAATCCCTTGGACCAATTGCTGATAATGTATTTGGTACTGTTGTTGCATCTTCAGAGTCATTCTCAGAAATCAAAGAAAAAAAAGAAAAGCCCTTAAAAGACAACGTAGCCATATATTCTAACAAAAACATATACTCTTCAGGTTTTGGAAAAATATTAAAAGGCTACAACATAGTAGAAAGAATTAATGCTGAAAAATGGCTTACAAAACCAGGGATTAGAATTGCAAGCCCAGAAGAGGTAGCAAAGGAGTACGGTCTATAACATGGATATATTAAGAGTTCCTACATACCCTAAAGTAACTACCTGGGATGTTCCAGATGCAAATAGTGACTATACAATTTACGTTGAAGATTTGGCAGATCATGTGTTACAGAGTTCAAATGTAAGATCTACGACAGGCTCTAAAGTTACATATGCATTTCCCCAATCAGATTTATTATTGGATAGAAATTTTTTGTTTCAAGTATTAGACGAAGATGAAAATATTGTTATAGAGGACACAATAGAAATAAAAAGACCATACATTGACCCAAATCTGCTTGGATCAACTGCATCTGAAGTATCAGAATATACACAGTTAGAAATGGTTGCTAGATCAATCATAGATACAGTTGTTAAAGGCGGTTTTTATAATTCAAAAGAAATAATTCAAGGAGTAGGTCAAGGCTCTGATTATTTTAGTATTTGGAAAAGATTTAACAAAATTCTAAAAGTATATGAAAACAATATTTTAATTTATAATTTTGAAACCCCGGATGATAACATGTACACATTTAATATTACGGCAGACAACTCCGGAATACAACGTTATTTTGACTCACAGTATAACCGTGTTGAACAAGGTTCAATTGTGTTGCCACCAGCATACGGAGATTTGGGGTCTGTTGGAAGTGGAAGAATTGTAGACTTCCCAAGAGGATATGATTATATTTTTGTTTTAGACGCAGGATATAAAACAGTTCCCGAAGATGTAAAATATGCCACTACTTTATTAATAGAAGATTTAAAGTGTGGAAAATTAGATTACTACAAAAGATATGTTACTTCATACGACACAGATCAATATAAAATTCAATTTAATAAGAAAATTTTAGAAGGCACTGGAAACATGATAGTTGATAAAATTTTAGACAAGTATGTGACCAATATTGTCAAGCCCGGGGTAGTTTAATGTTATGCGAACCAAATGACTTTATCCATCCAATGTGTGCAGATATTTATTATGCAATATCTACTCAAGGTGGTTTTGGAGAAATAAAAAAACAATGGTTAGTCGATAGAACAATTGCCTGCAATGCTGCCCCAACTACAAGAAAGAATATTGAAGAATTAGATCCAAAAATGATTTCTCAACTTAACAATAAGTTAGTTGCAAGGTCTTTAACAGATCTAAGAATTTCATCTCTTGATAAGCCATATGCGATTACTGATATATTGATTACAAACGTAAGAGATATGCATGGAAATATGATATACAAAGAAACATCTGGCATTCGTTCTGGAAAAGGAACAATCTTCGAAATTGCAACGGTACAGCCCTTTGTTGGCCCTTTTGGAAACATAGAGTCATATCAAATGGTTTGGAGACGCACCGAAAGTCAAGCGTCGGTAGACTAATGCTAGTTAGTTTAAATACTAAACTTTTTCAAAAACAACTAGATAATATGGTTGATTATTCTTTTGGTTTTTTAGAAGGAGCCGAAAGTGGCAAAAAAATATTTTTAGATAATCTTGCAAAAGGAACTGTTGAAGGTTTAAAGTTATATATAGACGCTATGGCAAGAAGTAATCCACAAGCATTACATCATGTGTATGAATGGTATCAGGCAGGAAACAGGGGCCAAAGATTATTTGATATTGAATATAGGATAACAAGTTTAGGAATATCAATTGATTCAAAATTTAGACAATCTAAATCCATTCAGTCTGGATCTTATGAACCATTTTACAATAAAGCAAAAATTATGGAAGAAGGAATTCCGGTTGTCATAAAGCCAAAAAATAGCAATGTTCTTGTATTTGAAGATGACGGAGTAACAGTGTTTACTAAAAAAACAATAGTCAATAATTCTCCTGGAGGACAAGAGGTTAAAGGCTCCTATGAAAAGGTATTTGATGGATTTATGAATACATATTTTGCTCAATCATTTTTAACTGCAACAGGACTTTACGAATATCTAAATAATCCCAAAATATACAAAAAGAACTTTGCAGCAGGAATTAAAGGCGGTAGGTCAGTAGGCAAAGCAACAGGATTTAAATGGATGGTTGATGCAAAAGTTGAGGTAGAATAGTAATATGGCAACTGCTAAAGCAAACTTTGATTTTCCACTATTATACATTAATGAGTATTTGCATTCTGAATTTAGCAAATATGATGATATAAATATGGCTATAAACCCAAACGTAGCATCATATATTCCATTTTTTCCATCAGGACAAGCAGTCAATATTTCAGAAATTTATCAAGATTTGCAGACATCGGAAAGTGAAAAACTTCCTGCTGTTTTATTTTATGACCGCATGATGCGCTTAAGATCTAGTGCTTTCCCAGTAGGAAAAAGAGAGCAAGTCCTATACACGGTGTATGGGGATATTGAAAATTGTATCAATATTGGAAACGTAATGCTAGGAGTTCTAGATAGAGAAGATTATTCTGGTCAAGATTTAAATAAATGGATGTTTGATAACAGGGCAAGACTTGTTGCAAAAGGAATGCCTATGAAAGTATTTTTTAGAGGCATTAGGGTTTTTCAAGCAGACGAGTCTCAAGACTTGGTTGATTTGGACGGATACAGAAGGGGAAGTGTTCACAAGTACATAGTTGAATACGACTATCACTTTAAAGATAATCCAGATTTTCTATAATAAAAGGCTGTATAATTATGGATGAGGAAACAAATCGTCCATATACTAACCACAAAAAGAGGTGAATAAATGGCATATACAAGAGGTACATCTAGCGATATTATCGTTGGCGCTGCTGCACTGTTTACAGCAGATAGTACATTAACACCAGGAACTGTCCCTGCTTTCGTTACAACTGAGTCTTACAAAACGACTCTATCCAATAGCGCTAATATCGCTGCTGGAATTGAAAACGTAGGATATACAAGTAATGGTATTGAAATCACATTCCAACCTGATTTCGGCGAAGTTCAAGTAGACCAAATTCTTGACGTTGCAAAACTTTACAAACAAGGTATGCAGGTAACACTTGCTACTTCTTTTGCAGAGGCAACTTTAGAAAATCTATTGTTCTCAATCGCAGGACAAGGCGACGATCTTTCAGGCACCAAATCATCATCTGCAGGACGCACACTTAATCTCGCTTCTGGCGATATCGGTGAATGTCCAGTAGAGCGTGCTTTGATTGCAGTAGGTCCAGGAACAGGTGACTGTGATGAATCATCTAGCGTTGAGCGTGTTTATGTTGCATACCGTGCACTTTCTATCGAAAATGTTACAGTATCAGCAAAGCGTGACACAGCAACAATGTTTGATGTTACTTTCCGTCTTCTACCAGAAGATGCAACAGGATCTTACGGAAAAATTATTGACCGTACAGTCCAAGGTTCATAAAAAACTTAATAAAGAAAAGAAGGGCCCACTAGTCAAACTGGTGGGTCTTTTTTTTGATATAATGGAATTATGGCAAACACTGTTTATGATATTAAAAATGTATATACTGTTGATGATTTTGAAATTGAGATTAGCCCTTTAAAAATTAAATATTTAAGAGAATTTATGCAAACCTTTCAATCTGTAAAAAATACAAAGACTGACGAAGAGGCTACAGACATATTAATAGAATGCATTAGAATTTGTATGAAACAGTTTTACCCCGAGTGGTCCAAAAACAAAAAGGATGTAGAGGATAATTTTGATATGCCAACAATATTTGAAATATTAGATACCGCAGCAGGAATCAAACTTAGCAAAAATTCAAAAGAACCTGTAGCAAAAGACATTATAGAAGACAAATCCGTTTGGGCAGATTTAGATTTAGTCAAGTTAGAATCAGAGGCATTTTTGCTAGGGATATGGAAAGACTACAACGAACTAGAAACTTCTATATCTATGCCAGAATTAATGGCCATATTGCAATCAAAAAGAGAGGTTGACAATGAAGAAAGAAAATTTCTTGCTGCTATTCAGGGGATTGACTTAGATAAAAATAAACCAAAAGAAGAAGACCCGTGGACTAAATTAAAAAATAAAGTATTTAATGGGGGAAGACAGGATAATGACATTCTTACCTATAAAGGCGATAAAGCCCAGAGGGCAGGGTTTGGTATTGGTATGGGTCTGGATTATGAAAAACTAAATTAGTGTATAAAAAAACAAGGTTTTGTGATATAATTAAGTTCAACCTAAACAGGGAAGGAAGTATATGCCAACAGCAAAATCAGAAGGAACAGAACTTGTCTTGATGGATGGAACAAAGATTAGTGTTAGACCACTAAAACTTTCGTTGTTAAGACCATTTATGAAGAAGTTCGAACAGGTCGCAGCAGTAGCCGAAGATAATGATAAGTCTATGACACTACTTGTAGAATGTGCTCAAATTGCTATGGAGCAATTTAGTCCTGAATTATCTAAAGACATTGATAAGTTAGAAGAAATATTAGATCTTCCAACAACTTATAAAATTATTGAAGCAGCCTCTGGAATTAAATTAGCAGACGCAAATGCTCTTTTAAATACAGTACTCGCAAATAACGAATAAATAAACGGGGTGTAAATGAATGGCTGATGTAAACGCTAAAATTGGCGTAAGTATAGATGCATCCGCCGCTTTAGCAGAACTAAAAAGTTTACAGAGGCAACTAGCAGCCT